TATGTGTTTACTTATTTTGTGTATTTTGAAAAAGATACAGGGAACATTTTGGCACTGTCTAATGAAAAGTTAGATTATGAAAATTTTGTAGAAGTAGAGTTTGCAGAAATTGAAAAGTTTTTTAATGGCACTGAAAATTTTATTAATTTTAAAATAGCATTTGACAATGACGGATCGATTAAATTTGTAAATAAAAATCAAGGCGATTTAATTTTTAAAACTAATATAATTGAAAACATAAGATTAAGCGATAGAGAAACTATACTTACAGTTGAATGGTCCAAAGATGGTTGGAAATTTATAATGAATGAACTATTTCTTCAGCATCCACGGGCAAAAAGTTTAAATGCAAAACTTCATTTTTTCATAACAAATGACAGTAACATAAATTTATTAATACGCCAATTGGAAGTCCAACTGCGTAATTTAATAGGCAATGGCCACGTATTGGTACCATTTATAAATGACAAAGAAAAAGATATTGAAAACATATCAATGTTCACTTTACCGTTTTTTGAAAGTTACGGGATGAGAATTAAAAATGATTAAAGTAATAGATCAAGACATCGTCTTCCTCAGCTATGATGAACCAAATGCTGAAAAAAATTACGCAGACTTGCTGACAAAAGCACCGTGGGCAAAACGTGTGCATGGAGTTAAAGGTTCAGATGCCGCACATAAAGCCTGCGCCAAACTAAGCGAAACAGAATACTTTATTACTGTGGATGCTGACAACATTGTTGATCCAAAATTCCTCGAAGTTGAAGTGGATATAGACGCATTGGGACTAACAGCAGATCATGTGTTTAGTTGGTGTGGGCGTGTTCATGTTAACGGCTTAGAGTACGGCAATGGTGGCTTAAAAATGTGGACACGTAAATTTGTAAACGAGATGAAAACACATGAAAATTCAGATCCTGATGATGTAAAAGGATTAGTTGAATTTTGTTTCAACGACCTGTATTATCAATTCAACGAAAATTATAGCGAGAGCTTTACTAATGCAACTCCTTTCCAAGCATGGAGAGCAGGATTCCGTGAAGGCGTAAAGATGAGCTTAGACCAGGGCGCAAAAGTAAAAGATCTACGTGGTATATGGTGGCAAAATTATCAGCGTTTATTAATATGGTGCAACATAGGTGCTGATGTAAAGAACGGTGTATGGTCGATATACGGCGCTAGAGAAGGCGCATATCTTACCAATTGCACAGATTGGGATTATGCCAGTGTACGTGACTTTGATTGGCTTACCAATGAATGGGAAACCAAATATAGCAAGATTACTGATAAAATGTTGCCCTACGAAATAATGGGATTAGGTGAAACACTCAAACATGAATGCAAACTAGAAGTAGGCGAAATGGATTCTACCGCTAGTGAATTTTTCAAACGTGTGTATGTTAATACTCCTAGAATCATAAAGAACCGTCAATAATGTACGATATTGTGTTTATCAGCTATAACGAGCTTAATGCAGAAGAAAACTACAATAGACTGTCATCTAGGTTTTCGTCACCTATTTTGAAGAGAATAACCGGGGTTGCAGGCATACACAATGCACATATTGCGGCCGCAAAAAAGGCCATGACAAAAATGTTTTGGGTAGTGGATGGAGATGCTGAAGTACTAGATACCTTTAATTTTAGCTATCAAGTACCCAACACTGAATTGGATTATGTACACGTTTGGCGCAGTCAAAACCCAGTTAACGGACTGGTGTATGGCAACGGTGGAGTTAAATTATTACCACGAAAATTAACAATGAATATGGATAGTAGCCGCATAGATATGACAACCAGTATCAGCACATTGTTCAAACCCATGCCTGAAATAGCCAACATCACAGCATTTAACACAGATCCATTCAGCACATGGCGCAGTGCCTTTAGAGAATGCGTCAAATTATCCAGTAGTAGCATTGAGCGCCAGAATGATATTGAAACACAGCAACGACTAGATACTTGGTGTATGCTCAACGAAGGTGTGCCGTATGGGTTTTATGCCTATTCAGGCGCACTCGCCGGCCGAGCTTACGGAGAAAATAATGCCTCCAATAAGGAGGCATTAAGTAAGATAAATGACTTTACTTGGCTAGAAGTTCTGTGGCTAGCGGAAAAATCTCAGCTATCACTTTAGCGCAAGCAATGGCAACTTCCTGGTGCTCTTTCTGTGTGCCATTAGCACTACGCAATTCAATAAAGTGAATCCAGCTACGCAGTGTTCCATTCATATATAAACGACTTTCTGTAAGGCCTTCTGGCAACACAGCACGAGCTTGTTCTTTTGCTATGCCATTAGCGATAGCCCATTCGTATTCACGTTTGGCCGCATAGATGACTCGTTGTTGAGCTCTGTACCATTCGTTTTGTAACAGTTGATCATCGACGTCGACACTGTTTTGTCTGTTCTTTGGATCTTGCAACCGTGCTTCTCTACATACAAACGACAGGTCTTTAGTAGGGTCAGCATATCGCTGACTGAACTCTTGGAAACTGAAACTTCTATGTCGGAGTATTTGTCTTGCAATATCTCTGGTTGTGGTGATTTCAATACAGGCTGAGACCATTTCAAGTGGGCTCCAGTGTTGGTGTTTGACCAAGTATCGGATGAGTTTTTCTGATGTGTCTGTGTTGAGCTGATTAGAGGGATTGCTGACACGGGCACAATACGCAATGAGTTCCTGTGCGTCTTGTAGACCCATGCCTGCAAATTCTTCGGTTGGCTGACTGTAACTAAGTAATCGAACATTCATGTATTATAACTTCTTCTTCTTAAAAAATTGTTCTGTGCCTTTTTCAATATCTTTTTTAACTCTAGGTGTATCCAGTTTAAAATCAACATTCTCAATATTTTCTTCGTAGTTCTTTACTAGTTCTTGAAGTTGTTTTTCAAAGACACTCCATCCGTCCTTTCGGGCTTCAGCTGATATTTTTACTTCCCAAGTTTTGCCATCTTTGAAATTAATCAATACTGCATGTAAATATTTTATTGGTAGTACATTTAATTGCACTTCAGAAAATATTTCAGGCCAGTGTGCTACGACATCGCTGGGAAGTTTTTTCCCAGGTCGTGTCACTTAGCTTTCTTAGTAGGCACAAGTTCTTCTGCTTTGCGGCGCATTTCAGCGGCTTGTTTTGCCAGCTTATCTGCTTCACTGCGGAATCGTTTTGCTTGAGCTTCTGGAGTCATATCAGTAGGATCGGATGGCATTTCATTTACACTGCCAACTTCTTGTACTTCAACTTTTCCAGTATTTTTTGGCTTTTGCGGTTCTGCAATAGTCGATTTAATCGACAAAGCATCAACTGCAACACCTTGCTGTTCTGCAATAATTTGATTTAATTCACTCAACGGAATACGCACTGTATTATTGGGAATCATATCAACTTGATCAGTTGATACCTTAACTAACATACCTTGTGTATGCATTGCGGCCAGCATAATACTTCCGTCCGGGAAATTGCTACGAGCCATAACTTCGCCAAATTCATTAGCATTTTGACCACCGGTGCTTTCAACTAAATTGATTAAAGCATCGTGATAAGAATCAGGCAAATTTTCTGTTGGAGCAATCAAGCAATTATATGCATCGCCTGGCAGTGTACGAAATACCACAATACACTTTTTACTATTAGTCCTAATTCTACCTACGTGTTTGATTTCTGACATAATTTTATCCTTGTGCTGTTCCAGCCTGAGCAACTTTTTGGGCTTCTGCCTGTTTAGCTACTTGGTCTAGAAAAGCTGTTAATTTATTATAGGTTTGACCAACCATTTGCATTTCGGCTGGTTTAAAAGCACCTCGTGTACTAGCCACGTCAATAATAGCTTTCATTGCACTCAAATCCTGAATGTTTAAATCAGTACCTGGATCTTTGCCCTCAGTTTGCGGTTGTTCTGTTTGCGGTTGTTCTGTTTGCAGTTGTTCTACTTTATCAGTCATAATATCTCCTTATTGAAAAAGCACAATATAATTTATCTGTTTAGAATTCAGGTATAGGCAATCTTGAAAAAACTAAGTTCTTTCTCGACCTCAAATCCTATCTTAGTAATATAAACAATTGTGTTGGTATGATCTAGTACTAGATCCTGTCCTATATAGTATCGCCCGTTAAGATTTTGACGTATCCAACTATCTACTTCTTTAGTGAGATTGGGAGCAAACTTATCTAATGTGGTATAGTTAAAATGCGGGCAAGCAAACTCAACCCTGCGTAAGCCAAAATAATTTAACGGGTTGGGTTTGCCAGCTTTTAATGTCATTCTTTAAATTCGTAGTAGGCGTGTTCGCCCCAAGGAGGGACAATTTTGTCATTACCATGAATAATGAATACTGTATCGCAATAGTTCTCATCTCCCCATGATCCATATGGATATCCATCTGTAAACATGATGAACTTTTTAGGCTGAATATCATTTTCTTTCATGTATTCCCAATTAGCCATAAACTCAGTACCGCCACCACCCATAGGTTCGTACTCGTCAAACTCGTCTACGTTGTAACTATTGTAGTCTGCTTCGTTGTAAACACAAGTATCAAAACACCATACTTTAATACTAAAATCTTGATATTCTTGCATAATACCTTTGATCTCTGTCAAGAAGTCTTTGGCTTGTTCATCGCCAATAGAACCACTCATATCAATGCCTACACAAATATCGATTGTTTCTTTAAAGTTAGTACCTGGAAGAATCGCACCCATGTGCCAACCTTTTCGGTTAGGACGCATAAAACTAAAGTCATCCTTAATAACACTTTGTATTTGCTGACGGATAATTTCACGCCAGTTCATCTTAGGCTCTGTGAGTTCCTTAATCATGCGTTGGATACTTGCAGGAGTATTTCCTGCACCCGCGGCCTGCGCGGCCCCCATGGTTGCTTCACGCATCTCGTCACGAATCTTTTTCAATTCATCTTTGCTGTAGCTGGGGCGATTACCATTGGGGTCTTTTTCGCCCCAGTCGATGTGGTCGTCTAACAACTGGCCAAGTGCATCGAGTTCTTCCTCGTCCATTTCGTCAAAGATTTTGTCATAGATTTCTTCTGCACCCATACCGTAGTACTTTGGGTCATGGAAGATTTTAATACCTTCAATTTCGTGATCACCAATACGGTCACGAACAACTTGTCCGTTCACACAATAGTCAGCCGCAATGTTAAAAATACGGTGGTTACGACCTTCGTTACGTCCCATATGATCAAATACGTTGTGCAAGATTTCGTGTGCAATAACAAATTCGATTTGTTTAATTGAAAGAGGTTCAAAAAACTTACGATTAAAATAGATAGCTCGACCATCGGTAGCCGCTGTATGACACCATTCTTCTGCTTCTTTAATTTGCAAACGAGTTGCCATATTGCCAAAGAATGGATGGCGAAGTAGTAGACCCACACGGGCTACAATAATTTTGTCGATAATTGGATCTATGTGTGACATGAATGCTCCTTTACTGTATGTATATATTATAACACCTCCCGAAGGAGGTGTCAAATGGTACTAAACCGTATTATTTACGACTTTCCTTGTCAGTGGCCTGTGCAATGTACTTGCCGTACTTGGCATGGAAGGCATCAAAACATTTGATTTCGTCCGGATCCAACGGCAGTTTGTAAGTGCTTAATGCGATCTTTGTGCCCATAATAACCAATTCAGTTTCAAAGTTATTCATCATAAATTCAAAAAAGTTATTAGTTTGGTCGTTCCAGTTTTTTGCATTCTTTTCGTTTGCATCTTTCAATTCGTAGCACAGGGACACAGTTAAAGAATACATGGCTGAAATTTCTTTTGAGTCCATCTTCTTAACCTTACCACTCAAAATATCGCTAGGGTTAGGCATTTTGCTAGAGTGTTTACGGTGTGCCATAAACTTAAGAGCAAGACCTTCACCAACTGAACCTGATACCAAATCAGTCAATGTGTCATTATCGCAGTCATCGTCGTGCAACAACTCACTTACAAATGACCAGCTACGTGGAGTAGCAAACGAGCGCGAGCTAGCTTTGGGATCAAAGTCGTACAAGTCTTTCTTGCTGAAAGTCAGAAAGCCCACAACATCAGTGTGGATTTTATTATCCACTGCCCAGTCAAAGTAGTCGTCCCAGTCCACTGTCATTTCCAAGTGAACAAAACGATTTGCCAACGGAGCAGGCATACGGAAAGTGACACCTTTGTCAGTTTCACGATTACCAGCCGCTACCATAACAACATTGTCTGGCAAGCTGTAAGTACCAACACGGCGATTCAAAATCAGCTGATAGGCCGCGGCCTGTACACTAGGAGCCGCACTGTTCATCTCGTCCATGAACAGGATAATTGTTTTATGTTTCTTAGAAAGTTCTGCATCAGGCAATTCTGACGGAGGTGCCCAAACCATTTTGCTAGTGTTTGAGTCAAAGTAAGGAATACCTTTGATGTCAGTAGGTTCCCAAAGGCTCAAACGAACGTCGATCACATGAGCATCAAGCTCGGTACCAAGTTGTTTGATAATGTCGGATTTACCAATTCCGGGAGGACCCCACAGGAAAATTGGACGTTTGTTTTTGAACGCTTTGCGCAGGGATTTTTTTGCGCCTTTTGGTCCAACTGTTCGGCTGTTAATTTCTGCCATTTTGCATTTCCTTTAAGTTACGGGTTTAAATTGCTAGGTAATCTTTTACGCTATGTAAGTATTATAGCACCGTTCCAAGGTCACGTCAAGCAGAATCTTCTGTACTTTGCCTATTTTTCATGGCTTTCATTAGCCCAAATTTACGGATGTCGTCCGAAAACATATACAGCTCAAAACTTTTACGTTCGGAAAACACAGTAATACTTTGATTTGTGAGGAAATATGGACAGTCAATATATCTGTCCAAAAAGATTATGGTCTGCGGACTTAGCTCAATCAATTCGGTAAACGGAACTTCATAGCAAGCCAGATCCAATTCTTTTACCAAAAAATCCATTCCATCTTCAGTAAGTCTAAGGCCGCCGCCAATTTTGGTTCTGTTGTTTACAAACCACTTACGTTGAAACAATTGGACATTGGCCTCATCGCTACTCTTGTCCCATTGTTTTAAAAATATTTTGGTATATGTATTGTTTGATATCATTTAACTAAGGTACCGGTTGTGAGTTTATATACCTCAAAATCCGTAGTACCAAAAGTTAAATTTAGTTTTTTTGCTAGATTATGTGCATGACCGGGATTTGAGAAACTTGTCTTTTTGTACTTAGGTCCAGGATAGCTTGTGACACTACTAAAAGATTTGAGATTGAACGGCTCAGCTTTATAGAACACAGCCCAAATGGCTTCCGACTCTAAAACTTGTTCAGCTTTATAGGTTTTTTTACTGATATACTCTAATAATACTTTTGGTTTTGGTCGACTCATAATATACGTCTCGATATGTACGTATATATTTATCTATTTTTCCTCGCCAAACACTCCACCGTCTAGTTGTATGCTAACTACTTCGTTAGCACTGGATTGTTTTAAACTATGAAATAAACTTTCGTAATCTTGCGATAACTTGGTCAATACTTCAGTAAGGGCTATATTAAGTAATCTGGCCTGTTGAATTGTCATCTTTAGTTCTTTTTGTTGAGTCAATTCGGCAGATTTTAACAATTGAGTAAATTGTAATAGTGCGGCAGTATTAATTGGATTTTGCATTTGCCAACACTGCCTTCATTTCAAACTCACTCATAAACGGACCTTTATTTGGATAACGTTCAATTGTAATTAGTTTAGGACAAAAACTACGTACCCAACCTTTTTCAAATTTGATTGTGTAGTAACCTGCACAATACAAACTTTTACTGGCATTTGATTTAGTAAACAACGGTAGCTTACGTTTTACATCATACATACTGTTATAAGGTTTACACATAGCTGGAAATCCGTGCACCTCATGTGTTTCAGGTTCTGCAGAAGTTACTTTAACTTTGGTATTCTTTAAAAAGAACTCTTTACCAAATTGTTTTTGTAAGTCTTCTTTTTTGTTAAACATCACTTCACCGTTGGTGCTGGATAACACAAAACGATTGTTTTCTTTTTTGTGTAGTGTGGCAATTTTGTTGCCGTCTTTTTCCACGATCCAAAATTTGCCATCTACAATGGGCTTTGCGTGTATCTCTGTCATAGTTGTTCCTCGAATAAGTTTTGTGCGGCTTTGGTAGTTGGATATTTTGCTTGAAACGGTTCAGCATACGTTTGTATGTTGTCTGCAATTTTTTTCATGTCCCATGCATTGCAGAATTTAAGCATACGAATACCCACTTGATCTACACTCTTAGATATTGCGTTTGTTTCAATTGTTTCACGAATACATTGTTTAATGTCTTCGGGTTGTGCTGTTAAATCGCACAAGTGTACGTTACGCAAATAATCCTCTAACACACGATGTTCTCGACCATCGTGGTCGACCCAACGTTGCAACATGAGATTGTTCCAAGAGAACCCTTTGCTCTTACGGTCTTCAAATGCTTCAGTAAGACCAACTTTGTTTTTAGAACCTTTAGTACGCACACCTGGATATGCCGAAAACACATTATCGCTAGTGTCGCCACGCATACATTTTTCGAACAGCATCCATTCTGGATCTTGTGCGGCCTTAGGCTCGCCTGTCTTTTTGTCTTTAACAGGTTTGCCCTTGGCATCAAATGTGCCTTCATGCGTGATATGCAAATCGCCTACACCGTTATACTGACTTACATTATGTTTAATCAATTGCGCAAAGTCGCCATCTGTACTAATGATAACATGTTTTGCATCCGGATGAGCTTGTGTCCAACCTGCAATCAAATCGTCAGCTTCTAAACGTGGATGCTGTAGTATAGTGCAATTAGTTTTTTCGGTAACAAATTTTTTAAATTCGTCAAATGCTTCCCAGAACAATTTGTCTTCTTCTTGTTCGCGTTCAGTTAATGCATCTCTAGCTTCTTTACGATTGGCTTTGTAAGGCTTGTAAAAATCTTTGCGCCAGCTTCGACCCTCGAGGCAGAACACCACATGGCTACCACCAAAGTCTTGCCATGCTTTTTTAATACTGTTGAGGGTAATGTGGAATGCCATACCCAACTTAATGTCAGCACTGCCTTGAACCACGTGTCTAGCACGAAAGAATGTGTTAGCAGTATCAACTATAATATATGTCATCCAATTTCCGATCTGTTTGCGTCCAGTTTCTGAACATTAATAAAACCTTGACTACGATTCAAATCCAAACCCTCATCACTAAGCATGTTACGTGCTAGTGTTTTAAACCACAAGTCAACAATCAATTCATCAGTATCACCTTCGTAACCGTAACCTGCTTGTCTTAATTGTAGCACAAAATATTCATTCCAGTCAAGCTCAAAAAATCCATTTGCTGGATTATCTTTGTTAACATGCGTTTCTAGTACAGCTACCCACGGTTCTTTTCTTTTGTTAGCACGTTCTTTTGGAGACATTTTAGCATGTTCTTCTGCTTCCTTAGCTTTGCTTGCTTCAGCTAACGCTAAGTCCTTTTCTTCAATTAACTTTGTAATACCAAAAATCTTTTGTATAAACTTTTTCATTAAGTACCCCATTCATTTTTAAATAACGGCACTTGTAATCTGTCGCTATAACGTAAGCCGTTTTTCATAGCCAGTATTGCTACGTTTTTATTATTCATTGCGTATACACTTTCTACACCGCCTACTGGCATCAGATAAACGTGTCCTTTAAATCCTGCTGTACGATATGCCGCAATAGCACACTCAGCATCAGCAAAGTCTTGTTCTGTGGCAATAACAAACTTCAAATATGCTGTGCCAACTTGTTCGTATTCACAAACCACTTCTGGAAGGATAGCTTCTTCCCACACTTCGCCACTACATGGCAGTTTGGCACTTACACTAAATGTAAGTTCTCTACCTACTACACTGTTCCACTTTCTCAAGTATTCTTTAAATTCTGGTGTAAGTTTCTGAGTACCATTTGTTTCAAATGTAATTTCTTTCAATCCGCGCATCTTGGTGTTGTTAATCAAGTCTGGATAAGCACGTTGCCAACCTAACAAGGGCTCACCGCCTGTGATAACTAAGTGTTCGTCTCGCCATTCTCCAAATGGAATAATTTCCGAGATTCTGTCGGCGATTGCTTCTGAAGTGAGCATTGGACTAAGTTCTTTAAAATCAGGATGCCAACTAGCATAACTATCACAGCCCGTAGAAACCAAAGGAAGTTCTTCATATGTTGTAAACGGCGTAATCATTTTGTGTGTGGCCGCAATGTCAGTTGCTTCGTGACTTATTTCACCACGTGGCATACCAAAGCCAGCGCATTTGAAGTTACAACCGAATGTGCGTAGAAACACAGACGGGACGCCCATGTAGCGTCCTTCACCTTGGATACTGTAAAACAGTTCCGCTATTTTAATTTTGCTCATACACAATCCTGTTCATTTGCCATTTTTTTTATTGTAGCACGTTCTTCGTTGTGTTGTCTAGCATTACGAAAAGCTTCGAGATCATCAATGGCACTTTTCAAAGTTTCAGCATAATTAAGTGCTTGTTGTTTGGTTAAGTGTACAGTGGATTCAGTATCAATATAACCTTTGGTTAACAATGTCCAAATGTGATACCAGCGTGTTTTACTCCACCAGTTTGTTTTGCCTGTGGTATAAATGGTTACAACAATGTCACAATCATCTGCTTCCACCCACATGTTGTGATTGTGATTTTCATCACCACAATTACAAGCAATTCGATAGACTCTGCTGTCTCCCCAATCGTTTGTTTTCATTATGCCTTCTGCTGGTACCTGTGTGTTCATCGTAGCGCCTCTAATGTTGAAATTTTAGCAATCTTTTCGCCAAAGTCTTCTTCCTTGCCAATAATATAAATTTGACGGTCAGTTCTGTCAGACTTTGGATCATAGCGACTAAACTCCACAATCTTTCCGCCCACAGCACTGTACACTTTGAATTGAAGTGTGGGCTCGCTGTCAACATTGGCACGACCACTGATAGTGCTGATAGAATTGCCACGACTCATTTTGGTACTTGGGTCCCAATCTTCCTGCGGAACTCGTCCAGAATTTTCCCAATCCTCACGTACCCACTTGACTATTATTCGTTTAAACCAGTTCATAATTTCATTATTCTTTCTATTGCTATGTTTGCTTCTTTAAAATTACCATCTTCAAGGAACCGTTCGACTAGTTGTTCGTATGCTTCATGCTGGCTACGCAAATACGGACGTTGTCGGTATGTTGAGTACGGCTGTGTCCATTTAAATGTGTACAGGTGTTTAGGGTCCATTATAC